AGCCATATATTAGGATTTCAAAAGATTGCACCAATTCTTGAAGAAATAGAAAACTATAATTTTGATAAAAATGGGTAAAATAAATTCACAACAAAAAGGCAAAAGAGCAGAACGAGAAGTTGCTAAATTAATTAATAAGTATTTAGGAACGAATGTTAGGCGAACACCCCAATCAGGTGGATTATCTATTAAGGGCGATATTATAGACATTAATCCTGATAGTGCAGCTTTTGATTATCATTTTGAAGTAAAGGATCAGAAAAAATTAATGATACCTAAATGGTGGGAACAAATATATGGTGATTGTCCAAAAGGTAAAATCCCTATTAATGTATTTAAAATGAATGCAAGATTTTATGCCACATTAGAGTTTACAGATTTTTTAAGTTTATTAAGAGAATTACAAGATTTAAAAGAAGAGTTGGAAAGAGAAAAAAGATGAATATAATTAGAGATTATGACAATAGACTTTTTGATAATGAAGTTGCAGATTGCTATGGTGTATTTATTCGTAAACTTGGGGGTTATCAAAAATACTATGAGTGGAAAGCAGAAATATCAAAACTAAAAAAAACACAAGGTAGAAATGAATTGTGTGCTTGTGGAAGTGGTAAAAAATTTAAGAAGTGTTGTTTAATCAGATAGGAGATATAAATGAGTAAAGTTGGAGAATTAGCAATAGAAATAGAAAAAGAAGAAATAGCATTCAATCACAGTCTGCATGATATTGAACATGAAACAATAGATACAACATGGGATATTAGGGTTGAAGGAAAGTTGAATAAAAACAATATTATCTTCAAAGACAAGAAATACAAAGAATTGTATCTTGACATGAAAAAAGTAGATGATAAATTAAAGGAGAAAAAATGAAAAAAGTGTGGGAGAAATATGGCATAAGCGAAGAACATTGGAAGAAAATGGACGAAGAATTTGAAAAGGAAGAAAAAAGAGAAAAAGAAAAAAGAGAAAAAAAAGAAGAAGTGGATTATACAAACTTTCAATATTCTGAACTCAAAAAGTTAATTACACTTTGTAAAAAAGATAAAAAAGCAAAAGTATTATTAAAGAAGTTAGAAAAAATAAAAGAATATATTGGTGGACCAGGAAGTCCAATAGGACTTGGTGTTTGGTTTAATAATTTCGAGGGAATAAAATGAACTTTAAAAAGGTGTTAATTTGGCTAAAAGTAAATGATATTGCTTTTGTAGAATATGAATCAAAAGAAGATGATCAACGATATTTTGATTATAGAACAAGCAAGTATTTTACCAAAGAAGAATTGTTAAATATGGCTAAAGAAAAAGGATATAATAAATGATTCAAATAATAACATCAAATACAAATGATTTATCTGTAGAATATTTACATAGAAGTTATCCACAACATTCAAAAGAAGTTTACATAAACTATTATGTGTTAAAACAAAATGATATATCTTTATTTTTTTCTACATCATACTGGAAAAATAATTATGCTAAATATCCAAAAGGTTTTAATAAGAAAATAAAAAAGAAAGATTTAACTAATTTTGGTTTCATAAAACAAAAAGCCAATAGAATCAAACTATTAGACCATCTTGGATTACCTTATAATTTTATTATTAAATTTATGAGAAAGTATTATCATAAAATTGGTAAATCAACACTTTCTTATACTTTAAATGAAAAAACAAAGAAAAAACAGTTAAAAGCCACAAAAAAAAGACAACAAAATCCTATGGTTAAAGTTAGAAAAAAAATTGGCAAACAATTCGATATTGTTGAAATATCTGATGAAAAATTATTAAAACATCTTGGAAAGAAATGTTATCTTTGCAAAGAAAAAATAAACCCATTAAAGACAAGAACTTGGGAAGTAGATCATATTGTTCCAAAAATAAGTGGTGGTTCAGGACATATATATAATCTTGGAACGACTTGCAGGCAATGCAATAGGAGTAAAGCTGATTACAGCATGCCTAAATATATTGAATATATAGAAAAACAATTCTATTATATTCAAGAAAACAAAAACAGTCTTATGAATACACATAACAAAGCATTAAAATATTCAATGAAATAAAAGGAGAATAAATATGGCACACACAGTATATAAAGTTAAAGGGGAAAGAGTTAAATCAGTTACGACATTGATTAATGCACATTTAGGTTGGAATAAAAATGTGTTAATCGCTTGGACAAGAAAAATATGTATGGCAGGACAAGATTCTATGGTAGAATTAAAAACTGCTGGTAGAATAGGCACATTAGCACACGAAATGATAGAGCAATTTATTAAAGGTGGATCAGTTTCTTTAGATGGTTATTCTGCTGAAGAAATAGGACAAGCCAAAACAGCATACTATGCTTATTGTGAGTGGGAAAAGAAACGAAAACCAACATACCACGAAAACGAAATAAAAATGGTATCAGATAAGTATAAATTCGGTGGCACTTGTGATGCAATATGCACCATAGGAAATAAATTGACCATATTAGATTTCAAAACCAGTTCAGGGGTTTATGACGAATTTATTATTCAGTTGGCAGCATATCGTCAAATGTATCAGGAAAGCACAGGCAAAAAGATACAACAAGCCATCTTATTAAAATTAGATAAAGAGGGCGAAGGCTACGAAGAACACAGAATTACACTTAAAGACTTGAATTGGGGTTGGAGAGTGTTTAAGTTAATACTAAAATTACAGGAGTTAAAAAGATGAGAAAACGATTTACAGATAGCGACAAATGGAACAAACGATGGTTTCGGACACTAACACCACAAGAAAAAGTGTTGTGGTTTTATATAAGTGAAACAGTAACCTTTGATGGTTTTTGGGAATATGATCAAGAAGCAGTCAAATTCTATACTGGATATGATGGTGATATACCAAAAGTTGTATTAGAAAAACTTGGAATGCACCAAGTAGATGAACACCAATTCTTTTTAAGTAAATGGATTGTTTTTCAATATGGGGAATTAAGATACAATGTTAGACCACATAAAAGAATTATTGAACGATTGCAACAAAAAGGGTTAGATGACAAATTTCCTGATTTGATTGCAGAAGGGAATGGTGTTTATGGCTAAATCACACTCTACTTATGATGTATATGACAGATATGGCAAAAAACCTGAAGGAACACCCACAGATAGATGGGTATATAAAAGCATTACTGATCCACAATATATAAAAGATAGAAATGACACATTTCGTTCTAATGGAAATGGTTGGTGGTTCAAACCAAACACACACCAAAGAAAAACAAATTTTGATAGAAAATAATCCCTTCCCAAAATGGCATAGTAAGGAATGTCGCAGGTATCCAATCCTGTTTATCCTTTAATATGACAAATACACTATGGTTGGCTACTATATGAACAGGGAAGGGAAAGCATTATGTTTGAATATTGCCCAATGGTAAATAAAAATTGCCCTTATGCAGCAACATACAAAGGTGAAAAACATTGTGGCTTAAAAACTGGTAGTTTAAATGAAAACAAGATCAAAAACATGAAAAAATGTCCAAAGAAGAAAAAATAATATGTGGAGATAGTTTAGAAGTCTTAAAAGACTTTGAGGATAACTATTTTGATAGTGTAGTTACTGATCCACCCTATGGACTTGCCTTTATGGGAAAGAAATGGGATTATGATGTTCCTGAAGTAGAATTATGGAAAGAAGTATATCGTGTCTTAAAACCAGGTGGACATATCCTATCATTTGCAGGTTCAAGAACTTATCACAGAATGGCAGTAAACATAGAAGATGCTGGATTTGAAATAAGAGATATGTTAGGGTGGTTATATGGTAGTGGCTTTCCTAAATCACATAATATTGGAAAAGCAGTAGATAAATTTGGTGGTAGAATTTTAGGAAAAGAAGTTGGTAAAATTATCAAAGAAAAAAGAAAAGAATTGGGATATTCTACAATTCAATTAGCAGAAATTGGTAAGTTTTATGGTAAAAAAAATCATGGTGGAACAGTATCTAATTGGGAAACAGGCAATGGAAATATAACACCTGAACAATTTAATAGTCTAATTAAAATTCTAAATTTAAAAGATAATCCTATTATTGAAAATAAAAGACAATTTATTAAAAAAGATAAGAATTGGGGTAAAAAGGGAAACATCCCATTATCTGCATATAAAGATTTTGATGTTACCAAAGGCAATTCAAAATGGGAAGGTTGGGGAACTGCTTTGAAACCAGCACACGAACCTATTGTAATGGCAAGAAAACCATTTAACACATCAGTAGCAGAAAATGTCTTAACACATGGCACAGGTGGAATAAACATAGATGAGTGTAGAGTTGGTGGAAAAGAAGGAAGATTCCCTGCAAACATAATCCACGATGGAAGTGAAGAAGTATTAGAGATATTTCCTGATAGTAAGGGTGTTGTAAGAAAACCAACAGGAAAAAAAATACTTGATGATGAAAATGGGTGGAATCAAAATAAAATGATAGATTCAACAATAAGGGGATTTAATGATAAAGGAACAGCAGCAAGATTCTTTTATTGTGCCAAAGCAAGTAAAGCAGAACGAAATATGGGGTTAGATGATTTTGAAGGTAAATATCTTGATCCACAAAGAAAAGTAGGAAGTAAGGGTGGAACTAATCCAAGAAATAGGGGTGCAGAATCTAAAAGAAAAAACTACCACCCAACAGTAAAACCAATAAAACTAATGGAATATTTAGTAAGACTGGTAACACCTAAAGAAGGCATAGTATTAGAACCTTTTGCAGGATCAGGAACAACATTAATCGCTTGTAAGCAACAAGGATTCAATTATATAGGCATAGAAAAAGAACAAGAATATTGCGATATAGCAGAAGCAAGACTAAAATCAGTCCAAATACAAGGAACACTATTTTGAAAAACGACATAGAAAACCAAGCAAAAGGTTATCAAGATTTAATAGATGAAGTAGAAAAAGACCAAGAAAAGATAAATGAGCATATTGTTTATCTATTAACTGGGATAGTGGGGGCAAAAGAATTATCAGACCAAGAATATGAAGTATTCATAAACAGAACTCTCTATCATAACAAATTTGACGATATTGGCTATAATATGCAGATTACAGAAAGCACAGCTAAAACCTACTATGGTAGAGCATTAAAGAAACTCCAAGCCACAGCAAAAAGAATCTCTATTAAGCACGAAAATAAATAGTTTTTTGTAGTCTTAAAAAAATTATTTTTATCAACAATATCAACACTTACAAACATTTAACCCTTAAATAACCCC